TTTGTGCTTGTGCATTTGAATTTAAATATAAATAATCAGTGTTTCCTAATGGTTCTGCATATACTGTCCAATTTTTTGATGAACCGCCTATTACATTTAAATTTTTAATAATTATTAGTTGGGGTGGTAAACTTAATCCTGTTCCTATAGTAGCTCCTGCTGTACTGTTTCCTGTATACTCCACAATACTAAACCCTGCATCCTGATTAGCTTTTACAGTACTTGCTATAGTTCCATCGTTATTAGTAGCTGCTGCACTTGTTCCTGCATTGAAACACCAAGCAGCGTAAGTACCATCACCAGAATATGTACCTCCATTTGCTCCATTAATTTCATAATCCCCTGCAGTTGTGTCTTTCACAGTAAACCCATTGGAATCAAAAGAAGTTAGACCTTTGTCTATTGAAGTCCTATCTGTTTCTGCGTAGCTTTGATTAGAGTTAATCTGTTTATGAACACCTCTAATAGAATCAAACAGTAAATGATTTGCAGCACTTCCTGTCCTTTGCTTTATCCAAACCAAATCAGGAGAAAAATTCGTAGCATCTTGATAAGTTACGTTTGTAGCAGTACCGTTGTAACCGTAATTTACGCTATGTTCAGTACCATCATATAAACCTTGTTCATCTCTTGCATTACCGTCTAGTTTGTAGTGTGCTATAAGATTGCTTATGGTAATGTTAGAAGATGCTGTTTCTCCGTACAAAGTACTTACTTCAGAAGAAGATAATTCTTTGTCATATACTCTAAATTGGTCTATACTACCATTAAAGTATAAATCATTATTATATTGTCTATGTCCTATTGCAAAAACTTCTAATGTTCTATTTGTTATTGTAATAGAGTGTGTTGCTAATAATACGTTATCTTTGTAAGTTTTTAAATTACCATTTCCTGCAGTAACAACAATGTGATGCCAATTGTTATCAGATATTGCTTTATTATTTATATTTGCTGAAAAATTATTGTCATATGTAACTCTTAATGAATTAGAGCCTTGATACCCATTATTTTCTAATTTTAAAAATTCTCTATTAGAAGAATCCCCTTGAGCAATAAAAAAAGATTCTCTTGATGTAGATGTAGATTTTGCCCAGAAACTAACAGACATAACTCCAGAGTTACTTTGTGGTACTGTACCTGTTACTTCTATCTTACTACTACTACCATTAAATATAGCAGAACTACCATTATCTATCTTCTCATATCCTTCTATAGGGATTTCATAAGTTACATTAGTAGCAGTACCGTCATAATTACCTGTCTCATCTGTAGCATCTCCGTTTAATTCGTAATTAGCTACTAGATTTGAAGTAGGTATATTAGTCTCGTTATAAAGGTTAGATACGTCTGTAGATGATAATACTGTGTCATATATTCTCACTCTGTTCATTGCACCATCTACAACATAAGAGCCTCCGTTATAGTTACCTATAGAATTGGCTACAGAATTAGCAGTAATGTTCCCTGTTTTAGATGAATTAGCAGTAGCGTTGTTATCTAGATATAAAATTGACCCAGATGAACTACTTTTCGTCACTGCTATGTGATGCCATCCTGTACCTAAAGAAACACCTGTGCTGTAACCTAAAGCTCCTAGATTTAAATATATAATTCCAGAAAATTTACTAATATAAAAGTCATAAGGTCTAGTTATTGATAAATAAATTTCATCGTGTGAAGCATCGTTGACATAAACCCAAAAAGATACAGAAAAATTATTATTACCCATCGCTGTTCCTAATGAATCAGGTAAGGTAATCTGACTATTACTACCGTTAAATATAGCTGCTTTATTACTACTACCATATACTGGAGTTAAAGCTGCATTAACCCCTCCTGTATCATTAGCATTACCGTCTAACTGATATAAGGCCACTCCAGAACCGTCATTAAAAATATCTGTAGTAGATATTGTAGTAGATGCAAATGTTTCTTCATATAAAGTAGTTACTTCTGTGGAAGATAGTTCTTTGTTAAAGAATCTTAATTGGTCTATCTTTCCATTAAAATAATTTCCTCCTGTCGTATAATAACCAATTTGAATAGCAACTGCGTTTTTAGTGCCACTTGTTAAAGTATGATTAATATCAGGGGTACTATTGCCATCAACAAATAATTTTTGCGTATTATCACTTGTGTTATTTATCAAAATAAGATTGTGCCAATTCCCATCATTTATTGTTGCAGTTCCACTTGTAAAAGAACCGACACCATCCATATAATTACCTATATTAAGTGTGCCATTAGCATTCGTTTGGAGATAAAATGAATAACCCAAACCATCATAATCACTAATAATTGCAGAAGCAGATGTTGCTGTCGTATTAACCCATATAGAAACAGAAAAAGTTACTCTTGCAGTTGAATCATTTCCAATTCCTCCACCTGTAATTGATATTGAACTATTACTACCATTAAATACTGCACCTCTATTTATATAGCCACCTATTTTTTGAGTACTTCCGTTTCCTGTATAGGTAACTGTATTGAAATAACCTGATGGAAGATTTGAAGGAGCATCTCCTGCTACCTTCTTAAATGTCTTTCTATTTAAAGCCATATTATAAGTTTGTGTCGTACTGTACTACTTGTGCTTTTGTGGTCTTGGCGTTTATTTCGCCCTCTTTTGTTTCTACAGTTGTTCTTATTGCTGCTCTAGCATCTGTTATGTCAGAATCAGTAGTATTACCTAATTCAGTATCTCTTATAATTACCCAATCAGTTTCAGATAGTTTACTATTAGCAATAGCTTTTAAGTTTGCTATCTTTTGAGTTTTTAACTCTGCTAAAGTTTGTGTCCAAGTTTTATTTGTTTTAGGATATGTAAATTGAATATTTTCACTATCCCAAAATATTTCTCCTAAATCGTGAATTTGTGAGTTATAACCATCTGGTAATACTACATCAAACAAACCTTCTGATTTTTGTTCTGATCTTGGTAATTGGTCAAACCCTCCTAGATATTCTTTTTGACTACCTTTAAATGCTTTAGGTATTGATGTATATACCTGTATTGTTCCGTTTCTATTTATTGCGTATGCCATTATGATCCTATTTGTGAGATTTGATACCACGCTTCAGACGTTGATATAAATTTAAATTCTATTAAGTTTTTTGCAGAACCTGTATCACTATAAGTTCCCCCTAGCTTGTTAAAAGTTCCTGCTGAACCGTTTATATTACCCAATGCTAAAGTATAAGAACCACCACTACCTGTTATTTGTAAAACACAAGTAGAACCTATTTTAACATTTGTAAAAGCTATTGTGGTTGAGTGTCCTGCTGTCCAAGTAAATACATCTGCTGTTGAGGTATCTATTGTTATTGCAGTTGCTGATGTTACAGCACTACTAGCAGTATATCTATTTGCTAATTGGTCGTGGTCTATAGCATTGTCAGCCATCATTGAATTAGATACACTATCTGTATCACCTGTACCAACTAATGTACCTGTAGCTGTAGGTAAGGTAAGTACAGCACTACTAGATGCTGAATGAGGTTGTGCTTTTAATGTTTGAAAATGTGCATTACTCGATTCACAATACATTCGTATTTCAGCAACATTACCTGTTCCTGTTCTCATTTGTATACTACCATCAGAAACAGTTACACCTCCTGTAGACCCATCTCCATCTACTACTAAATTATTACCATCAAACGTTAAATCTGCTTCTGCATTACCACTTGCAGAATCTACTGAAGTGACTACCCTATTGTTAGATGAGTTAGCAACAGAATAACTACTGCCAGATGCACTTAATTGTCCATTACTAGCAGATAATCCTGATCCAGCAATACCACTTACAAAGTCAACTATAGATTCTTTTTTGGTAGCGTTTGAATCATCAGCATCTACAATAGCAATACTATCATTAGCTACATTTACAGTACCACTAGATAAATCATTAAGGTCAAGATTAATATCATTTGTGTTTATTGATAAACCTCCATTTGTAGCATTTACTACATTTAAAGTAGCATCTCCTGAAGTAGCATCGCCTGTAAGTCCATTACCTGCCGCTATACTTGTTATATCTCCATCAAACTTTTGCTCCCAAGTAAACCCTGTTGTAGCAGAATCATAAGTCAATACATAACCATCTATAGGTGAATTAGTAACTTTTAAATTTGGTTCATCAACGAAGTCAGCTCCATATACCTCGTCAAAATTATCATTTATTTTATCGAATGCGGTTCTTAACGGATCACCTGTTCCATCGTTTGCTACCGAACCAATACCTACTGTCTGTTTTGCCATTTCTTGTTATTATTAATTATAGACAAGGGGGTTTAGAATCTATATCTACAGTAGACTGATTGGAGTTATTACCCCACCAACTACTACAATATGAAACCGCCCAATTTATTGTATTTGCCATTATTCACTATAAAAATTACTTGCAAGATAGTTGATAGCATCTGCGAATAATCTAGATGTACTTGCCAAAGGTCTTACAAAAGTGTTAACGATAGTCTCGTAAATATCGCCCCACCCAATATTATTATTTATTTCTCCGAAATGTGTTGTCTCGTATATCTTTCCCCAACTCATTTTTATTCTTTTTAAGATAACTATTTAACTTTATTTCGTTATCTTTCTTTATCTTATACTGTTTCTTCATAAAACCCAGCCTGAATAAGTGCTGTCCTTATCAGGATAAATATCTTCATTATTATTACTATAATATTCTGGGAACTTACTAGGAGCGTTAAAATTCATATAATCAATAAACCTATCAGTATAGTATTGAGCATAATCTCTTTCTTTTGCTGTAAGTGAATCTATTTCACTTTTTTCTGGTTGTGTTGAATTCTCGCTATTATGTTTATATATTCCTCCATTACTTATAGTATAAGCTGCAAAAGGTAAGTATTCTGCCATAGCAAAATGAATAAGCATAGGCTGTATATAATCATTAACTAACGATAAATAATCTCCAGATAAATTACTAGATACAATATCGCTACTAATTTTATCATATAAATCAGTTCCTAAATAATTCCTTATATGTATTTCTTGAGCTAGTTTTATAAATTGTAGAAACTTATCAGGATCTACACTACCACTTAAAGCAGTATTTCTTACTATATCAGCTCTTTTTATAAATAGTGCAGTAGCCATTATTCTTTTTCTTCTATTTGTTCGTCAATCGTCTCTTCAACGTCTCTTTTTACACCAGTTTCTTTTTCTATTTCAGAATCACTAATTGCATTTGTTAAATCAGTAAATTCTAAAGGTTGTAATGTTTTAAAGTATATGTCTAAATTAATATTATTAAACTCTAATATTTTTTCTAGTTCATCAAGTATTGTAACCTGCATAGGTCTAATAACAGTATTGTCCATAAGTAAAGAAGCTGTTTGAAGTTCTTCTGCATTGTTACCTAATCCACTATTATCTTTAATACCAACCAACATTGGAGAAACTATCCTATGGGATACCATAACCTTTTTCATAGACTCATCAGATAAGAATTGATACTGTTGATGAGCATCATTTAGTATAATTGGATCTACAGTTGCTGCTAGTTCTTTACTATCGTTAAAAGCTAATATAAATTTACCTGCATTACTACTCCCACTAAACTTCTCATATATTGCTCTTTCAATCATATCTCTCTGCTCTTTATCAGGAGTACCATTATTAAAGTTAATCAACATACTTGGTTGTAATCCATTTTGGATATTACTTATATGGTAATTTGCTATCTCCTCTTCTAATTCAGCATATTGTAAGCCTCCTTGATAATCAACTGGAGAATAGTAATAGTAACCTGCTCTATAAGGTCTAATATAAAGTATCTCAATACCATCTTTACTCATTCCAAAAGCTGAAATTCTCTTTGGTCTTTCATTAGGTTTAACTTCGCTCCAATCAGGTGAGTAATAATACCCCTTTATTTCGCCATTTAAAGCCTTCTCCGCCCTTAACGTCTCTACAGGCATATGTGATACCTCTACGATCTCTGAATGGTCTTTAGAATAGATTATTTGAAGTGCAGCTTGACCCATCATTTTATAATCATAACAAACCTTCTTCATACAATCTTTAGAAAATAGTTCTTTCATTTTCTTGTATTCTTTTGGCTTGATTTCTGAATCAGTAGCATCTAATCCTCTACCATAAATCATTTCTGATATACCATTTACGGCAGCATTGTTAGTTGGAGATCCATTGTATCTGTCTATAAGATATTGAAAGTACATATTATCATCACCGTATCCCACCCAATCATATCTCTTTGATTCTATAACCTCTGGAGCTGTATAACTCGATAAACTAACAACATGAACGCTATCTTTTATTTTAGGTAGCGGTTGAGGTTTTCTGTTTGGTATTCTTTTTCCCATTATAATATTATAAATTCATTGTCGTAGCTACTTTCTTCTATATATTGAGAATCATTAACAAAGTATTTTTCTACGTTATTTTGATTGGTAGAGTATATTAAGCCTCTATAAATTTCTTCTGTATTTGAACTAGATAACTCCACAGAGTATCTATATAAAGTATCTTCTGAAAGATTAAATGTTCCAGTAAGCACCATATACTGACCTTCGCTAGTTTTTGTTGGAGTAACTGTAACAGTCTTATTAGTATCCTTATTAGTCAATTTAATTATTGGATCACTCGTATCTTTACGAGGTACAATCTTAAGAACTTGACTCCCTGTTGTTGGTAATATATTCATATACAAAATAACTAAACGGTAGTTGTTTTGTTTTTACAAGATACAAAAAAAGGGGCATATAGCCCCTTTCTATAGTACCCTATGTAATATTAGGGAGTTCTTTGTGTTGAAGGAGTATCAGGATTACTAGCCATTCCTGCGAATGGGTCAGCAGCAGTTGCTCCATTTACAAAGTTAGGAGGGGTTACCTCATTTGCAGTAAGAGTCAAGGTGTATCCTTGAAGATCTCCCATTGCAGTTCCAGTTACCATTGTACCTCCAGTAACTTCAGCACCATGTTCACGACCTACTAAAAGTAAATTACCGTCAAATGTTTCAACGAAAACATGAGGTCTTCCAAAAGACATTAACTTAAGTTCTTTATTATCCTCTTTAGTAAGTTTGTGTAGTGTCAAATTCACAACAGATTCAAAGAATGTTGTACCATTCTCTAAAGATGTTTGAATGTTAGTTTCTAAAGAAGAATTACCCTTTACATCGTATGTATGGAAAGTAAAAGCTCCATCCATATCTGTTACTTCGTCATCAGTTAGGGTAATAGTTCCTAAATCTCCGAAGTCAACAAAATGAATTTTTCTAATACCACCTACAGCATCTTTACCGGGTTTTTTTCTTCCTCCAGTTAAATCACAAGCCATAATTATAAATATTAAAAAAGGGTAGGTAGGCTTTAGGCTCACCCACCCTTTAAAGTTAGTTGATTAATTTATTAGTTAGCAGAGTTCGTAATACCATAAGTAACGATATCTGTAACAATACCATACTGTACACCTGCACTAAATCTCATAACAACTCTCACATTTTGAGAACCATCAAGATCTGCCATATCTATAACTTTTACTTCATTATGATCAGACAGTAAGCCTGTTCCAAAGAATAAGTTAGATTTTTCAGCAGCGATAGCTGTATTGTCAGCAAGACCATTAGCAATAAATATTTTTACACCATCAAAAGATAATGCTCCATTATTCCACCATTGTGTACCTTTACTATCAACACCAGCAGATCCTACTCCACTAGCAAATCCACCTAAAGCTCTCACATAAGCTCTTGCTATATTTTGAGAAACATATAAGAATAGATCTTCACTTCCATAAAGAGCAGAAGGAATAGCATCTACAATAGACCCTAATTGAGCAATAACATTAGAAGATGTTATTGTAGTTCCTGAAACCTCTTGTCCTGAAGGTAAGTCAGCATCTAGAGCTATTTGAGTAGTTAGACCATTAAACTGTCCATTTGTTGAAGTATCTCCTGTCCAGATTGAGTTTTCTGTTCTTTGAGCAACTTTAGCAGCAACGTGACCGATTAAGAAATCACTAAACGCTGGAGGTAAGTTACTAAATGAAGAGTATCCCATTTGAACTGCTTCCCAGTCAGAAACAAAATCTTTCTTACATAGTTGTAAATTAACTTGTTGCTCTTCTGGTTGAAGAATTCTTTCAGTAAGTGTTAATGTTGAAGTAGCTGAAAAATCACAAGTTGCATCCTTAACAATATCGTTAGAAGATACTTTCTTTATAACCTCTTTTAACTTTACATTAGGTTTTACTGTAATACCACCGTTAGCGATGGTAGCACCTTCTAGTAGAGCTGCAGCGATATATTGACCTGCAAACTCACCAGCATAGGTAGTAGTAATTGAAGTAGTAGTAGCCATTTTTAATTAAATTTAGACGTTTATTTATTATTACTTATTCTAGCCATAACACGATCAAACGTGCTAATTGGTTTATTTTGCCCATATTGGAAATCGAATTTTCTAGGATTTCCCTCTTCTGGGTTATGTTTGATTGCTTCTGCAGCAGGTTCTTTAGAAAGCTCTTTTACTTGCTCTGATAGAGCTTCTTTCTCTTTCTTTATATAACCCATTTCTTCATCAATCATTTTTTTAATAGCATTAATTTCAGCTTTTAAAGCTCCCATATCTGCTTGATATTTTTCCTCCGAAACATAACCTTCCATTAGATCTGTTTCTTCTCTTGCCTCCAACTCATCTTCGGATGCTTCTACTTCTGAAACTTCTGTTTCTTCGGTAGCAACCTCTTCAGACAACTCGGTAGTAGTTTCCTCTTTAACTTCCTCTGTTGTCTCACTTACAGCTTCTACAACCTCTTCTTGAACTTCCATTTCTGAAAGCTCTTGTGGAGTTGGTTGCTCATCTGATAGTTTAGACAACTTTTGGAGAATCTCATTTAAAATAGTTGTCGCACTCATAATAATTATTAAGGTTTATAAAAGTAATTGGTTGTAAATTAAGTGTTAGGTTTTTAGGAGCTTGTACTTGTAATTGTAACTGTTGTATCAATAATAGTTATTGTGCCTGCAGAATCTGTCGCTCCTATTGTAACAGATCCCACTCCTTGAGCCTCTAAAGTTCCATCACAACATTTAGATGAATAGGTTTTACCATCTGAACATAAACATCCTCTTTTTCCTCCTTTTGGTGATGATCTAGATACTGTAGCGTTTTTTCTTCTTCTCATTTTTTACTTTTTGGATGTTTCTTTGGTAGTAAGTCATAATCAGTTGTATATTTAGCATTTTGAGGTCTCCCATTCTTAACTAAATACATATAAGCATTTACTCTAGCGTGTGCCCATTGAGATGCAGATTTAACTTTTGGAGAGTGACCTGTATTAAACGCACCTAATCCTCTTTGAAATACACTAGATAAAACACCTACAGTCACACCATAGCCTAATTTATCTTTATATTTCTTATTAAATTCATCAGCTTTCTTTTGTAATGAAGCTTTATCTTTAGCAGATACTTTTGCTCCTGTTTTACCTTTTGCATTTCCTTTAGCTGTGCCTTTACCTTTTGGATTTTTATTAGGTGTACTTGATGCAGGTGCTTTTGGTGATTTTTTTATACCACCTCTTTCTCCTACTTCAGCATAAGATGATTTACGTTTTACACATTTACCAGCTTTATCTTTAACAAAACCCTTCGGACATTTTTGTAATTTCATATCATCTTTAACATGGGTCTTACATGGCATATACCAAGTTTTACCCTCAAATTCATGAGTATGGAAACCTTCACATCCTATATTTTTAGCCATTTCTTCTGCTTTTTCTTTTGTAGAATAAGCAAGTCTATCATCAATAATAGCAAAATCATTATCTATAACTTGTGATGCTAAATCTAATTCTCCTATTTCTTTAAGTTTAGACTTTGCCCATCTAAACCCTGCTTTTCCTCCCCAAGCATCATACATCAATTTACCACACCCATCAGAATAGCTTTTAGAGGCTTCTAGATCCTTTTCGTGGCGAGCTAGGAAGCTATACATTCTTTTTATCGTGGATACTGTTAGATTAGCTCTAGAGGCTAATTGGGAGGCTCTACGTTTTCCTACAGCAGTCCCACAAGATCCCCATCCATTTTTATCTACATATTCTAATACTCTTTTAGCATTACTTACAACTCCATCAGGATAATCATTATAAGATTTTAATTGATACTTTTCAGCGTTTAGATAATCTTTTACCTCTAGAAGTATTTCATTAGCTTCGCTTTCGTTTATCTTTTCGATTTCCGCCATATTTACCTTATCAGTAAAATACCCTTCTATAGAGAAACCTTTTACCAAACCAGTTTTAACATAATTTTCCCATACATCATCATTATTTACCTTCATAGAAACCATCCAAGTACCTACAGGAAGATCCATATCGTACTTTTTTGATTTATCATATTTTTCATCTTCTACAATCCAAGATTCTACAACAGAAAGACCATGAAGTTGTGCTTCGTGTTCTAGAGTAGATTTGTTTTGATTACCCCTCATAAGAAATAATTCAGAAGCTTTTCTTACTGTATCTTCTGAAAAATAAATATAATATTCATCATCACCTTCTTGACGGTAAATATTCTTATTAGGAATTAAAGCTGCTCCCATAAGTATTCGTTTCTCTTTATCTACCTCTGCAAGTTCTAATTTAGCTTGCTCACTTAAAGCAATAAAGTTCTCTTGAATTGCTGGACGATCTACAATGGAAATAGCTTCTATTCCAGATAGCAATTCGTCTTCATCTATAAGTAGTTCTATAATTCTCATATTAAAGTAATTTATAATCCTGCGGTTGTTGCAATATTGCGATCAAGTTCTTGTTGATTTGTCATATCTTTAGCTACGACAAAAGCTCTTAATGGTTTTGTTTGTTGTTCTGATATGGATGTAGCTAATTGTGATTCTGGAGATGCTCCTACAACATTAAAATCAGGAGCTTCTACTTGTACACTAGGCTTTTTAGATGGAGCTGTTTTAGTTTCTCCTATAATAGCTCTAACATTTGCTAAACCACTAGCTACCGCAGCAGCAGCAGCAATAGCTCCTCTTATAGGGGAATCTGAAGTAGGTATAGGTAGAAATTGAGATTCAAATGCTTTTTGAGCAGCAGAATATGTAGATATTAAAGTTGATGAAATTGCAAGTGCTTTACCAGCTTTAGTTTCTTTACCTGCTAAATCACTAAATGCAGAAAGTGCATTTCCTACTTGATTTAAAAGCTCTCTTTTTGACTGTGCTTCTCTTTCAGCATCTGCTATTCTTAATTCTGTTTGTTGATTTGTAACTTTAGTTAATTCTTTCTCTAATCTCTCTTTTTCTTTAAATTCTAAATTCCCAGCATCAAGAGACATTTGAATTCTTGCTCTTTCCGACTCTAATTGCTTTTCTTGTATATCTAGAAGATTACCAGCTTTTATTCCTTTATTAAGTATCTCTTGATCGTCTTGTTTTTGTGTTAGAATTTCTTCCGCAAATTGTTGTTCACGAAGCCTGTCTTGTATAACTCTATTTTGAGCTAATTTAATTTCACCTCTTCTTCTTGCGGTTTCTTTATCAAGTTGTATTAAATAAGAAGATAATTCTTCTTCAGATGTTCTTATTTCTTTATTTAAAGCAGATTGTGCCTCTTTTAATTGTTCATTAGAAACGCCTCTAGATTCAAACTCTTTAAATCTTCTTTTTTGATCTTCTACAAATTCTTGTTGTTTTATTCTAGCTCTATCCTTCATGCCTTGCATTTGAATATCTACTTCGAATAATTCATTTTTAACAAGAGATTTTAATATTCTCTCTCTAGATTTTTGTCTTTCTACCTCAAAATCTAAATCACTTGCTTTAAAGGCTGCGTTTCTTCTTTTTCTTTTTTTGCTTAACTTTTCTCTTTCCTTATCCTCAAGATCTATTAGAGGAAATAAAATGTCTATTTTCTTTTGTTCTGCTGCAATCGCTTCATCAGCTTCCTCTTTAATCCTTTTTATCTTATTTTCTTGTATAGACTTGTTTAATGACTCTTCTGTTTTAGAAAAGTCTATACTAGTAGAAACTGCCGTACCTCTTAATAGTGCTGCTTCGTTAGTTTTTTGTTTTGCTTTTTCTAAATCCAGCTCTCTGTTAAATTCTATCTCTACTATCTTCCCATATATTTCTTGAGATTTAGTTAAAGCTGCTTGAGATTTAGCCTGTCTTCTTAAGGTTTCAATGTATTCTAATCTAGCCGTATTAGCTTCCTCTGTTCTTTCTTTATCTAAAAGTATTTCTGCGTTAAAATCAGGGTATTCATCTTTTAGTTTATTTAATGCTATTTTATGTTGTTCAGTAGTTTCTGTTGAATCTAAAAGGGTTTTTGTGTATATTTGAAAATTACCAATTAAATTCTGGGCATTCTCTCCTACTTGTTTAGATATAGAAGCTAATACATTTGCACTAGCAGCTAATTTTTTAAATGCTTTTTCTATTCTAGGTAAAAACGATATCAATAATTGTACACCTATTAATATACCTCCAGTCCCTAGTAATGATTTGCCTAGTTCTTTAAGAGTTTCTTTAAACCCTCCAGCATTTTGTGCTGATATTTGAAATAAAGATATAAGCTGACCCAAGTTGTTAGAGATACCTTGAAATCCAAAAGAAGCATCAGAAGCTAATCTAGATGTTTCTAAAAGTATAGCGTTGTTAAGACCGCTTGTAGCTTTCATAGCACCTAAATTCTTTGATGCATTCAAAGCTTGATTTGCTAACCCAGCTATTTCATTCTTTACTAGAATATTTTTTTGTCGCAGCATTTCTGCTGCTACCATATTATCTTTTTCAGCTTTAGTTAACTTACTTAAATCTTTGACAGCTTTACTAGTTGCTTGAGAAACTTGTTTAGCTCCAACTTCCTTAACCTCAACACTAATTATTATCTTTTTAGTATCTGCCATAATACACTCTCTTTAATTGTTTCTTAACGTCAGTCATATTGGAACAAGCTTTATACTTTCCTTTGGCAATATCAATATTCTCTGATACCCCATACCAATCATCTACCGCTAGTAGTTCTAATATTTGTTTTATCATACTATATCTTTAGCAAATATGTTATATAATTCAATTTCTGATTTACCTGTTATAAGATTAGTTGTTATTGAATTAATTCGAAACATCTTATCTTGTATCTTAATCTGATGATTTAATCTATAATTAACTAAAATATTTGGAGGAAGAAAAGCTGTTATCTTAAACATTCTTCTAGCAGCGTTAAATACTCCTTCAACATAAGATTTATAAAACTTATTGTATAATGAATTACTTGATATATGGTAATTTATTCTATTCCATTCATCAAATTCATTATCAAAGTTTAATTGTACTGTTGGAGCTGTTTGTGCATCACCTTCATCACTCCCATTAGAAGGTCTATAGTAATTTGTTATAGATTCTACACTTGTAGAATTATTTACCCAAGCTATACCTGTAGATATAGATGTTTCTCTTACTCCATAAAACAATAATGGTTTAACTAAAAGAGTATCATAATCTGCTGTCGGAGGATCTACATCTGAATCTGAATTAAATTCACCACCAGCACAATAGCCCCATTGGATATCTGTTATTGTACCTGCTGCTCCTGTATCTAACATTCTCTCATATTTAAAATGGGAAAAAGGTGCTTTTATTTCATATTTAGTTCCTCTATCAATAATATCTGGGAAGTTTCTCCTAACATTGAATTCTCCATTACCAAATATTTCACCAAATTGATTCTCATGGTTTTTCATTAATACTGTATCAGTTTTCTCAAACTTAAAGTCTATATCAGTAAAAGGTAATGTTGATTCAACTTCGTGTTGTTTTATATCAACATATTTATCTAATGTTATTGTTTGGGTTAGTTGATTATTTACAGCATCACTATAAAAATTATCTAGAGTATCCACATATATTTTATCATAATCACTATCAGTAGGATCTTCTATATAATAAGCTGTAAGGTTAAATAACTTAAATATCCCAGTTAGAAAATCTATAACTTTCATTGAAGGGAATCTTTGATCCATCAATAATTCAAATGAAGTTTGAGGAGATGTAGAAATAGTATAGGTTGAATTAATATTAGTACCAGATAAAGGTGAAGATTCTGTTGCTAATGATATATTAGATATAGTTAATGCTGTTTCTGATTTTATTTCTATTTCTATATTAGCATTAGTAAAAGTAGTAGTCCCCACAGTAGAAAGAAAAAGTATTACTTCATTAGAAGTATTGCCTACTTTAGATACTACAGTCTCTTCTTTATTTATTACATCTCTTGTTATTATATTGTATTTAACATTTGCATCACTAACATCAAAAGATAAAGTAAATTTAAAAAATCCAGCACCTACTGTATTTAATGATAAAGTAGTTCCTGTTATTGGAGATGCTCCATTATTTATTCTAAAATCAGGACTCGATGAGGTAAACCCAGATAATTTTTTAGTGAATAGATATCCTTCATCATCATCTCTATCATTAAATTCACCTTTCTTACTATTTACCCAAAAATATAAATTACTAAAAGTAGACGAACCAAAGAAGTCTCTAGTAAATGTAATTGCTGGGTATTGATTTTCTATAGCTTCTATTATATGGATTGCTTTAATGGCAGGTTTTAAATCAGTAAATTTTAATCCTCTACCAAAATTATCGTTACGAGGGCTACTAGAAGTATCTCCACTATAATATAGATTACCATTAAAAGCATTAGGTGTAGTAGAATTTGTATAAGTCTCTGAATTATAAAATAATCTTTTCTTTGATGTTATAAGTGGGTATATAATTGCATCAGATTGAGATACTCCATCAACAGTAAAATCAAGACCATTTTGAAAACCATCTTTAACATTAGTATTTGTATATTCATGGTTATAGTTTTCTAGATAGGTAAGATCTGATATTTCATCATCTCCAATTAAATCCTTTATAGAAACTGTTTTACCATAAAATATAATATTATATGAATTAGGTTTATTATTTTTTAGTTTAACATTATTGATATTAATCTTGCCTTCTCTAAATCTTAAATGATTTATTTCAATAATAGCTTCTCTTTTCTTTCTAGAATCAAATGCACCACCTGTTATATTGAAATTATAAAAGTGTCTAAATATTTTATTATTAGTATCGGAAGCTGGTACGTTAAATGATTGAGAAAAGTCAGTAAATATTTTACCTATATCTCTTAAATCTTGTATTTTAGAAGTAAGCTCTATTGTCTCATTAGAGTATAAATCAACTCTATCATAGTTTCCACTATCATTTTTTATATATAACTGTACTTTGTTTTGCATTACCTAACATTTTGTATATAACTGTTAGCATATTGAAATTCTACAGTAAAGTTCAGTAGTTTATCATTTATTTCTTTTTTAATAGCAAAAGATGAAGATATTGGTTTTACAGGCACAGGTTCTTGCGATACATTATTAACTTCATGTAACCAACAAAATTCTGTTACCATAAGTTGTCTTATAACTTCATTATGGTCTTCAGTTAGGAATCCTGTGTTAAGAACAAATGTTTCTTCTGTTGATATATCTAATAATGAAGATGTATGGGTGTGCCTATCAAAACCTACTCCTGTAGATGAAGTTGTAAGTATTGTTTTATTATAATCTTCTCTTTCTACAGAAAATTCATCTGTGCGTTTCTTAAAGAACCATAAATCTTGTAATGCACCAAATTTATTTATAAATGTTACTTTAAATGGAGTAAATTTACATTCTTCTATTATCTCTATAGGTATTTGTTGTTCAAATCCTTTATGGTTATTGTAAGTAACAAAATTTACTTCTTGGAATTCTAATTCTTCTTTAGAATTACTGATAGATGAATTATTTCTAATATGGGTCATATCAGCTCTATATATTTGAGAAGCTCCAGTATCTACATCAGCCTTTATATCATCTCTATCCGCACCAACTTTCTCTGTAGACCCTCCAAGAATAACAGATTTAACGGTTGTTACATCTTTTTTATATTGAACTTTATGGATTCCATCTTGCCCATTATAAAACGGTATTCTAATAGGCTGATCTTTTAAATGGTATATAACACTATTACTTATAAGTATATCCTTTCCTACAGTAGGATTTATATTAGAGTCATAATAAGGAGAATCTTCATATTCATTCCTATCTTCCATCTCTCCATAACCTCTAAAAGCTATATATCTTAATCTATTGTTAGCGGTTTCTGTATGGGTTACTTCAGTTCCATTCCCACAAGTTTCAGTAAATGTTCTTGTAACTTGAACATCAACCATTTTAGATGTTTTAGCACTACTATAATTACCAAGAAATTGAACATCAATATAATCTTTTATAAGTTCTGATAATTCAAAATTTATAGTTGATTCTCCTGATAATAGGTTTTTAGATACAGAATATTGAGGAGTCGTTGGTGGATTACCAGAATCGTATATGTATATGTCTATTTTTGCTGATTTTAATGTACTCATATCTTTGTTATTGAATTACCTGTGCTATAGGATAAACATTATATCTATGGACTATACCTGTACTATATTGTTTGAAATAATTTCCATCAGCTAATTCTACACCAAAAGGACTCGCAATATTAGAAGTCCCAGATGAAGCTCCAACTATTAATAATCCACTATATTGATCAGGGGTTATTAATGATTCTCTTTTTTGTATTAATGGATTATCACCACTAAAAGTATTTCCTGTATCGTAATAGAATATTATTTTTAATGGAGGCTTGTTATAATAACTTTTAGCTCTGTAATGAGTATCTATAGCTCTTTGCCCAAAGCTAACCGTATTAACCCCTCTAGAGTACCATCCAACTTGATTACCTACTTGGTATTTCGTATCAGGTTTTGCATACCTCCATTGGTTACTAGCATAAAGTAAACCTCCTCTGAAAAATCTAAAATTATGTATAACATTGCCTTCACTTGCACCTAAATCTGGTCTAGATCTACTATTAGACGGAACATATAAATCATCTAGATGCCATATAATTTCATTTACACCATCTCTGAAATATGTAGATTTATCAAATCTTTGTGCTGATGTATAATACGAATCATTTACTTGTGTTACCATCTCATCTGTTCCGTCTGTTATACCTAAATCACTAACAGGGTCATAGTCTGAAAAATAATACAATTTATTTGTACTCATGTTTTCAGCAACTGTATTTCCATTTACTGTTAATTTGATTTTTGCATTATTATTTAGTCTTTCGCCTAAACCAAACATTGGTATATTTTCTATTAGTTTACCTCCACCTGAAGCAGGTAAAACTTGTGATACTGGAGGTGCTGGGTCAGCTACTATAGCAGGAGCTGCTGGACAATTAAATGTTAAAGAATAGTCATCTGTAGGAAGTGGAGCTGAAACAACAAAAGCTACGTTTTGTGGTTCTGCTGTAGATTTATTGATTGTTAATGTCCCTGTTTGTTCTCCACTAGCTAAATTATTAGTATTACCTGATGATATACCTGCATCTATTAAATCTTGTTGAAAATCACTATTTCCTATAAAGCCTGTAGATTGAAAATCAGGAACTGTTTGATTCCAAAAACCAACTAAACTAATCGGAATATTAACTCTATAGTTTACAGTTACAGATCCTGTTACTGTTCCTACATTTAAGTTATATGTTTTAACTCCTATATCTTCTCCTATATTTACAGTATCTCCACAGTAAACTTGTTCAGTTAGATTATTTGGCTCTAGGTATTCTGTTTGTGGAGCAGGATCGTTTGTAGGAGTTGGTATATCTACAGGTGTAGATGAAACATCAACTGGACAATCAACAGATAAATCTGGTGAGCCTTCATCTGTTACTGTAATAAAGAATGGACTTCTAACATTTATTTTTTGGGGTATGAGTTTATCTGACATTATTCAGTTTTTATTTGGTAATTATCTCCCTTTTTAATATAACCTGATTTGATAAAAATGTCATCTACGTTTTCCATAACATCTTTACCTACGGAGTCTCCAAGAGCATTAAGTTTACCCATTGAAGCTTCCATAGCCTCTAATATAAAGTTAGTAGGTGCTGTCCCATAAAATCCTATAGAACGTGATATAACACCAGCTAAATTATTTATCTTTTTATCACTCCTAGATACTATCTTTCCTTTTGTATCTCTTAATCTTACAGGTTTTTGTTTTATCCATTTAACTATATCTCTTACTGGAGGGGGTTTTTGTCCAGCCTTACGACCTTCATCTACATTAGTAACATAATTAAGAGCTTCTATATTAAAAGATATTTTACTATCTTCTTCTTTAGTATCTATAGATATATTTCTTCTCAATTGACCACTAGCATCAATAGGGCTATTAGTATTTCTCCCTCTAGGATTCATGGATCGTCTTTTCCTAGAACGACCTATCTCTATCTTTAGTAGTTTTACAATCTCCTGTGAGAAATTATTTAGATAGGATTTAGTATTTTTAAAGTTGTTAATCACAAGCAGTTCCTCCGAAAGTTACATTATCATTTCTCATCTCAATACTCATAGTAAGTGACCATCCAGTTAGTAAGTTCTCAAATCTATCTTCAAACTGACTAGCTGATGGAGTGCC